CTAGTGCTACTATAATACCTATTGCTATGATCTTTCATGTTATGGGATGGACTCCGTGGAATAGTATCCTACAGATGTTTGGTGCTGCTGGATGGGTGTACGTTGGTACTAAGACAGGTGAACGTGCTTTGGTATTGAATTTTCTTCCACAGTTCTTTATTATAATACCAGGTCTTATTGTTCTTTGGTATACTAGATGATTTATTTTGATGGTTGTTCTGTTACTATGGGAGCAGAACTTGATGATAAAGAAACTAAAAGATATAGTAGGTTAGTTGCTAATCATTTTGGAGTAGAGGATTATAATATTGCTGTAGGTGGTGGTAGTAACAGAAGAATACTAAGAAATTTACTGAGTCATGATCTGTCACAGTATGAGATGTTTATCATACAAATGACAAAGAGAATGAGAACAGAGTTTTATAATAATGGGTGGCAAAGAATTCAGACATCAGTTCCTCATCCTTTTTTGAAAGACATGTACACTGATGAGTATGGTAGGATAGATGAGATGATAATGTATCATGCCATCAAATCTATACTAAAAGATAAACCTCATTTTATACTATCAATACAACATGATACGAAGGTTCCTGTTGATTATGTTACCAATGATCCATATCCTAGAGCACCTCGTGGACACCCCAATGAAGAGGGGCATAAATTTCTTGCAAACCTTGTTATATCAAGGGTTGACAATACCTAAATAGTATTGTATAATATACACAAATCCAACTAATACGACAAATATGTCATTCGCAAATCTGAAAAAGCAATCTCGCTTGGGCAGTCTTACTTCCAAACTGACCACTGAGATAGAAAAAATGAATAAAGGAGGCACTGGTGGTGCTGACGAGAGATTATGGAAATTGGAAGTAGACAAAGCAGGTAACGGTTATGCCGTTATTCGCTTCCTACCTGCACCTAACGGTGAGGAGTTACCTTGGGCGAAAGTATGGTCACATGCATTCCAAGGACCAGGTGGTTGGTACATTGAGAACAGTCTTACTACTCTTGGTGGTAAAGATCCTGTCTCTGAGTACAACAGACTACTTTGGAACAGTGGGAACGATGCTGACAAGGATTTAGCACGTAAGCAAAAGCGTAAGCTTAGTTACATCAGCAACATCTATGTTGTAAAAGATCCAACCAACCCACAAAATGAAGGTAAGGTATTCTTATTTAAATATGGTAAGAAAATCTTTGATAAGATTACTGCAGCAATGCAACCTGAGTTTGAAGATGAGGAAGCAATTGATCCATTTGATTTTTGGCAAGGTGCTAATTTCAAACTAAAAGCAAAAAATGTCGCAGGATATCGCAATTACGATAGTAGTGAATTTGCTTCTGTTAGCCCTCTTTTGGACGACGATGATGCACTAGAGGGACTTTGGAAGAAACAATTCTCTCTTGCTGAGCTTGTTGCTGCTGATCAATTTAAGAGTTATGATGTTCTTCGTGCTCGTTTAGAGGCTGTTCTCCGTGGATCATTCTCTCGTACTGAAGATGCAGAACTTGAAGATGAAAGTGAAGGTCGTGGAACACTTACTCCTGACATTAAGGAACCAGTTGCGGCTGCTCCAGTAGCATCTAATGATGACGATGATGATACATTATCATATTTTGCTAAATTAGCAGCAGAATAAAATAAGGGCAACGTCAATAAGTCCCCCCATCAAAGGGCCTCCAGTAAGGAGGATATAGAAGACTCCTTCGGGAGTCTTTTTTATGGCATTGTGAGAGATAGATTCTCAGTTTGAATATTTCTTTCGTCAATATATTGAGAGGACTGTTGATAAGTCATAATATCTCTCATATCATTTAAGAATTGTGGTAAATATAATGGTTTTAGTAAATATATACTTCTTTTTTTATCATTTAAACGAACTTCATATTCATAGTTACTAATACCAACTACAGGGTTTAAAGTTGCTGTTGGTTCTCCTGGTTTTGGTATAGTAAATGTACTATCAACCACTTTACCTTTTGGAAGTATTAGTCTTTTGTTGGTATCTTTAACTTCTGTAGTTTCATAATGACGAACATTATTTAAAATTTCTCCATACTTATCAGAACAGAAGTACCATAGATCTCTATCTGAAAGTGGCCAATCTTGTCTTATATTAATAATACCAGCAGTCATACAGACTACCCAATCTAATTCCTGATCTCCATAAAATTCTTCTGCTACAATTTCAGGTCTATGTCCTTGAGGAATTTGATATTTATCAAAAATTGTGAGAATGTTATGAAGGTCATCTCTTAATTTAACTCTACGAAATAGATTCTTTACTTCAAGATAATCTAGTGAGGATTTCTTATCAGTAAGAAAACTTTTATAGAATAGATTTGGTAATTCTCTGAAATATCCCATTAGTATCCTACTCCTATTGCGCCATCAGCATTATCATAATCTTCATTGTATACTGGTGTAAGTTCTTGGAAACCAAGATTTATAGACATGGAGATTGGTGTTCCATCATGGTATGTGGAATAGTTACCATCCGCAGTATAGTTAGTACTACAGTTTGTTAAAGCACATAACTTAAATCTATTTAAGAATGGATGCATTGCTGCTCCCTTTCTATATGAGATCTCAAACATATTAGGTGATTTTAAATAAGTACCTTTTAATCTTGGCATCATATTCTGTTTAAATTGTCTTATAATCTGTTTTACTTCATCACTTTCTTCTTGATTTCTTGGTGTAAATTTAAATGTGAATTGAAATGATCTTACAGAAGGACCACTAAACAACATTTCCATATTAGGATTTATCATTTGTGCCGATTGTCTCATCATTAATTGTTCTGGTGATATATTTGCTCCTGCCATACCAACTGCTTGTGCTGCTAGCCAAGAATTAAGAGCTTTTCTTGTTTGTGGATTAGTAAGTTCACCTGCTAGATCTTTACCACCTTGAGCAAGAGCACCCATAAATCCTTTAATATTTTCTGCTCCCATAGCACTATCTACTGATCCAATTGCACCAGCATAAAAATCATTTAATTTACTCTCACCATAATTGGCTGCGTTTGTATCTGCTATTGCTGCTGGAATTGGTAATAAGATTGTCCCAAGTTTATTTGTTAAAAGTTTTTTAGGACCACCAACTAATCTACTGTTCTGTGTTTTTTCTCTGAGTTTTTTTGGTGCGTCTTTTTCTCCTGTTACTGAAAGACCTTGAATTTTCTTAGAACCTCTTTCATACCTGAAGATTTGAAACTGGATACAGTCTTGATCTTCATGTATGAATTCACTTGGATATCTAAGTGATTTAAATTTCTTTAGTCTATCTGGTACTTCTTTGATTTGATTGAATTGCTTCTTCTTTTTTTCTTTTACTTCCTGAGATTTACCAAGAGGAACATTTATACTTTCAGCATAAGTTTTTCCACCCAAAGGACTTGTTTTAAATATTTCACCAGTTACTACAGAACCACCAACAGATTTGTTTATTTCTTCTTTCGTATATTGCTTTTGATCTTTCCAATTAAGATTGTACATCTATTATCGACCTAATTTATTATTTTAACTATTTAGATCAATAATTAAAACGAAATTTAGCAAAGGGTATTTTTTCAAGATCATTGATTTCATCATTAGTAACTTGATAGAGTTGTCCGGCAATTTCATTCCATGTATATTGTCTATTTTCACCCCAATGGAAGTTAAGTCCACGGAATCCCCATGAGTAAATCTTAGTTACTGCAACAAAAGGATTTTGATCAAATTTAATCTCAGGAGTTTTTGGATTATATACAAAGACATAGAATTCTCCCACATCTGGTATTGGTGTTACAGTATCATTAAGTGCTTCCATTATTTCAATCATTAGATCATCAGGATCTTCACCACCCATTATACTTTGTGCTATTCCACTAAGACGACTCATTTGATTCCTAGCTCATTTTCTGTCATAATTTTAAATTCCCATTCACGGTCATCACAAAAATTTTGTGCTGCTTCCCATTTTGCTTGATTTTTAGCATATTCATAAACTTCATAGATATATCCTTTTGTCTTTCTTTTTGGTTTCTTTGGCTTCATTGTTTGTTTTAGTGGTTTAACTTCAATTAACATTTTTTTAATCTTACTACCACGTTTTACTTTAATATAAAAATCTGGAAAATATCTATGGACTCTATTATCAACAGGAGAACGGTATGGTAGTGCTATTTCTTCACTATTCCACTCTAAAATATTAGCATTAGAATCACAGTATTGCATAAACTTTCTTTCCCAAAGTGACCTGTATATAATGTTTGTTGGATCACCTTTATATTTCTTGGGAAGTCTTGGTTTATATTTACCTTTATATGACATCTAAATAGTTATTATTAAAACCCTATAAAATATTTAGATGGCAGCAATAATTCAAGATTTTAAGAATGATATTCTTAATAAGAGAGATTTTACAAAATTATCTCTTACTAACCAATATCAAGTTTATATCTCAGGTATCAATCAAGGATTGAGGGGTTATCTCCGTAGAAAACATGGAGTTAGAAGTTATTGGATTAATGAGAATGTTGGATTAATGTGTAATGAAGCTACATTACCAACAAGTTCTTTTGCTGTGGCAGAAGTAAAGGACAATTATCATGGTATCAATCAACAATATGCTCATACAAGATTATATACCGATAATGATTTTACTTTTTATGTTGATAAGAATTATAGAATGATTAGATTTTTCGAAGGATGGATGGATTATGTTTCTGGAGATAACAATAATCAAATTTCTGAAGAAGATAACAGGTATTATAGAAGATTTAATTATCCATTAGGTAGAGATGGATATAAGAGTGATAATATGACCATTACTAAATTTGAGAGAGATCCTGCTTGGAAAAGATATACATTATTAACTTATAAGTTTTGGAATATTTTTCCAAAATCAATGACTTCTATGCCAGTTACTTATGGTCCTGCTGATTTATTAAAAGTAACAGTCACTTTTGCATATGATCGTTATGTTGTTAAGAAGACATCTAGAAATAGCGATAATACACTTTCAGATAGTCCTATAGGTGCAGTTGAGCAGGAAAATTGGATACCTAATTTTGATGAATCAACATTAAAAGATAGATCCCCAGGATTTTCATCATATGGTGGTGGACTTGGTGGTCGTGGAAATAGTATTGATGGAGCAATAGGAGACTTTACTCCTCCTGGTAGTAGTGGAACTTTAGGTAGTGGTAGTGGGGGTGGAACTCCGGCATAAACCGTCTATATATAATACTACTGATTTGTCTTAGGATATTATGCCTTTACCAAAAATTGCTACTCCAACATATGAGTTGGAATTACCTTCTAGTGGAAAGAAAGTTCGATATCGACCCTTTTTAGTTAAAGAAGAAAAAATCTTAATAATGGCTCTTGAATCTCAAGATATGAAACAGATTACAAGTGCTATTACAACTGTTCTTAAAGATTGTATTCTTAGTAGAGGGATTAAAATTAAAGACCTAGCAACATTTGATATTGAATATTTGTTTTTAAATGTTCGTGCTAAATCAGTTGGAGAAACAGTTGAAGTTAATGTAACTTGTCCAGATGATGATGAAACTCAAGTTCAAATGGAGATTGCTATTGATGAGATTCAGGTTCAAAGAGATTCTGATCATACAAATTTAATTAAACTGGATGATAATTTGTCTATTGAAATGAAATATCCTTCTTTTCAAGAATTTATTAATACTAATTTTGAATTTAATGAGGATGAAAGTAATGTTGATAAATCTTTTGATGTAATTACTGCTTGTATAGGACAGGTGTTTACTGAAGAGGAATCATGGTCTGGATCTGATTGTACTAAGAAAGAATTAAAAGACTTTGTAGAATCTATGAATTCAAAACAATTTAAAGATGTTGAGAGTTTCTTTACTACAATGCCTAAACTTTCTCATACAATAAAAGTTAAGAATCCTAATACAAAAGTTGAAAGTGAAGTGGTATTGGAGGGATTAGCATCTTTTTTCAGCTAGCTCTGGCACATGAGAATTTGGAAAATTATTATAAAGTTAATTTTGCTCTCATGCAACACCATAAATATTCATTAACAGAGCTAGAAAATATGATACCTTGGGAAAGGGAAATTTATGTGACTCTTTTACAACAGTATATTGAAGAAGAAAATCTAAAGCAACAACAAACTTAAGTGGCAACTATTAAAGTATCTACACCTAAAATAAAACCTAAGTTAAATAAGACCAATATTAAGTCACCAATTGGTCAACTTGGTGGTGGTGGATTTTCTGTTGGTAAAAAGTTTAAATCTCAGACACTAAGTAGACAATTTTCAAATCAACCTGTTCTTCAAGCACCAAAAATAGATAAATCTCCTGTCAATACGAATCCTATAGCAGGTGTATCACAGACTTTAGCAGAAACAAATTCTATTCTTGTAGAAATACAGAATCAATTAGCAATTGATTTTGCTGATAGGATTGCAAATGAACAAGCTGAAATAAGAAAATTAAAAGCACAAAAGAGTAAGTCTAGACAAGCAGATGCTGCTGGTAGTGTTACAGGTGGTGCTGGTGCTGCGGTAGGAATGGCTCTTGGTGGACCAGCTGGTGCTGCTCTTGGTTCAGTTGCTGATCAGATGCTACAAGCATTTGCCCCAATAATTGGTATTTTTAAGAAAATTGCTGGTTTCTTTGTTTTAGTTGGTGCTGGATTTCTTACTAATCAAGGACTTAACTGGATAACTGCTAATTGGGATAAAGTAGCAGGATTTTTTGATTTTTTAGGAGAGCATGGACATAAAATTCTCTTAGGTATGACCTTTGGTTTGGGTGGTATTATTGCAATTAAACTTTATAAGGCTATCAAGAAAGTTATTAAATTTTCTAAATGGGTTGCTAAACATTTACATAGAGCCTGGAGGTTGGCAAGAGTTTTTATTAAAAGAACTCTTCCAAAGATGTTTAAAAATGCCCTCAAAGTACTAAATAGTGGACTTAAATCTATTAGTAAAGCTGGTAAGGGTATTTTTGGTGGCATTTTGAATATAGGTAAAAATGTGGTAAAAGGTGCTAAAAATATTGTATCAAAAGGTGCTAGTAAAGGAATAATTAAAGCAACAAGTAAATCAGTAGGAAAGGGTGCAGGAAAATCACTTCTTAAGAAGATTCCTGTTGTAGGATTAGGTTTAGGTGCTATTTTTGCTATTGATAGATTAAGAAAGGGTGATTGGGGTGGTGCCTTAATGGAACTAGGATCAGGTGCTGCGTCTATGATTCCTGGTGTTGGAACTGGGGTTTCAGTTGCTCTGGATGCTGCATTAATTGGTAAGGATATTAATGATGCGAAAGTTAATAGTACCGATGATGGTTCTACGAGTGCTAAGATTTCAAGTTCACCTACGGTTACAGATCCTGGACAAGTAGAGGAAGGCACTGGAGGAATTGTTCCTTTCCCAACAATTGAAACTGGTGATAGTGGAAATGATGTTGCTGCCACACCAAGTGGTGGAGATTCTATTGCTGCTTTAGATCCTGATGATCTTGGTAATTCATATATTGATTTTAGTAGGGATACGTTAGGGATAGTGTAAGATGTCAGCAATACAAGAACAAACAAAAAAACTTAAACTTAATGCTACTAACATTAAGAGTGTATTAGTTAATAAAGTTAAAAGATTAAAAAGACTTAGAAAAATTAAGGCTAGAATAGTTGATGTTAATTTAAGACAGGCAAAGCAAGCAAAAGTAGCATCAAAATTTGGTGGTGGTGGTGAAGGAGGAGGAGGTTTTTCAGGAAGTCCAGCAATGGATATTCTTGGTTTCGGAGCAAAATTACTTGCTGGAATGGTCAAGCTTGGTGGATTATTGTTAACTGGACTTATTCTTAATAATTTACCAGAAATTATTAATAATCTAAAAAGTGCTTGGGATGTAATAAAACCACCTATACTTTTTATATGGAATGTTCAGAAAACAATTTATAAGTCTATATGGAATTTTGGTAAATGGGTAGTTAGTATATTCAATCCATCAAAAGCGAAAGATAATATAGATCAAATAGATGAAAATAATAAAGATCTTGATAAAGATATTGATGAATTGAATAGTGTAATTCCCACAACAGAATTAACTTTAGATGAAGGAGAAGAAGGAGAAGAAGGAGATAGTGGTGATGAATCTGAATCTTCTGAAGCACAAGAGACTACAAAAGATGAAAAACCTCCAATAACTTCAACTACACCATCTTCACCATCAAAGAGTGGTGAAATAAGTAAAGAAGGAACAACAGATCAAGTAGTTAAAGATAAACCACCTATTGAAGAAACAAAGAAAACATCTTCTCCAGTACTTAGTGGTGGAAATGAGGAGAAATCAAAACAATTAAAAAAACTTGAAGTTAAGAAAGAAAATCTTAAGAAAAAGATTCCTAGGATAAAACGTCCTAAAGTCAGACAGAGGAAGATACAGGAATTAAAATCTATAGAAAATCGGATTACATCATTAAAATCAGATCTTAGTGGACTTAAGATAACTACTATATCAAAAGCAATAGATCCTGTTTCTCTTGGTAAGTCAAAACCAAATAGTCCAACTATTATTGTTATGCCAATAAAAGATACAATTACAAAGAAAGTTGCTGTTAATGTTCAATCTGGTGGTGGATTTGATAATAATATAGTATCTTCTAATAAAACTTCAAGAAATAGGAATAGTATAATATAAAATGACTGCATCAAAAGAAGCAAAGTACGATACGTTTACAATTACATCTGCTGATGGTAAGAGAACGGCTGATTTTAATAATGGTGATTTTAAAATAATTGGTTTTGATTATTTTGAGAATATTTTATCCCCATATATTACAGGATCTGCTACACTTGTCAGTACAAATAATTCTGTATCTTCTGAAGAAGATAGACAAGAAAGATTAAGTTCTTTATATACTGGACTTCCTCTTCGTGCTGGATGTGTAGTTAAAATTAAAGTTACACCTGAATTGGGCGATCCATTGAAGTTAGATCTTCATGTTACACATGTTGAACAAGCATCAAAGTCATCTTCAGAAGTTCTACATATAAAACTTGCTTCTAAGATTGCTATATTAAATGAAACTACAAAAATTGAAAGGAGTTTTAGATTAGGTATATCTGATATAGCTAGAAAAATTATAAGGGAAGATTTGAAAATAAGAAGGAATAAAATTGTTATTGATAAAACTAGTAATCCTACAACATATGTTGTTGGAATGCGTAAGAGACCTTTTGATTTGCTACTTATGTTAGCACAACAATCGGTTCCTAAGAAGACATCAAACCCTGGATATTTTTGTTATGAAACAAAGAATGGTTTTCATTTTGTTTCTGCTGATACTTTAATTAATCAAGATCCATATCCATATTCATATCATTATGCTGGAGGTAATCAATCTACAGCAGAAAATAAAGATGATTCAAATAATTATAAAGTTTCAGATTTAAAAGTTAAAAAAGATCAGCATTTTCTAGATCAAATTCGTTTTGGAATGTATTCTACTAAGAATATCTTTTTCAATCCCTCTACAAATGGATTTACTGAAATTACTATATCAGCAGATGTGGATGGTAAGTTTCCATCATTAGGAAAGAGAAAGGATACGCCAAAAATTATTAAAGATGAATATGCTCTTGGAAAAAAATATCATAGGATTCAGACTGCAATTTTAGATGCTGGTTCTAGTGAAGAAAGTAAATCCATCAATAACAGTCCAGAAATGTATTATGCTGCTGCTACGGCAAGATATAATATATTATTTGCTCAAGAAACTAATATTACAGTTCCATGTAATACATTACTTGATGCAGGTACCGCAATTGATTTACAGATTGAAAGTATATCTGATCAAAAAGAACAAGGACCAGATCCAGTTCAAAGTGGTAAATATATAATTAGCAGTCTTCGTCATCATTTTGATTCAGATAGATCTTTAACATCAATGAAACTGATTCGTGCTGGTTATGGATTACATTTTACAACGGAGGAATAGATAATGGATAAATCTTCTTCTTCTGGTACTAAATTTTATGGAGCTGATACTAATGATTGGATTGGTATTATTATAGAATTTGATGATCAAAAAACACAATATACTGGACTTATTGGGTATGGTTGGAGATATAAAGTAGCAATTATGGGATTTCATCCCTCTGAAAAATCTACTCTTTCTAATAAAGATATTACTTATGCTATAGTTGCTCAGTCACCAAATGCTGGATCAGGTGCTGCAGAAAGATTAAGAACACCTAGAATATCTCAAGGTGATGTTGTAATGGGAAAATTCTTAGATGGAGATAAAAGACAAGTTCCTGTTATTACTGGTATTTTAGGAAGAACCAGTGGAACAAAATTTGGAACAGGAAGATTTGAATCAAAAACAGGGTATGTTGATGGAGCATCTCCTAAAGGATTAGTAGGATCAGAAACAAGTGAAGCACCTGGACCATGTACAGCATCTACCAAATCATTAAACAGTACTAAAGGAAAAATTGAAGGAGCAGCAGGTAAGTTATTAAATGATACAATGGGAATAACAGAAGAATTAAAGACTGGTGTATTTGAAAATACTCCAGCAGGTCGTCTTAATAATTTAGATTTTGGTTCTAATTTAGATACAGATATACGTGATGCGGTTAATGCTGAAAGAGAAATGTTTGGGCAAGATCCATTACCAGATAGAGCAGTTAAGGATGAATCCGCAGAAGAGCAACAAGCAATTGATGATGCATTGGACATTTCCTAATAAATATTATTAAGAGGTATATAACACATGGCAACGATACCAGCAACCGCATTCGGACTTACAACTCCACATTTAGATGCTTTAAAATTTACTGGAGAATATGGGGATCTTTTTGGTCAATCTCAGAATGCAGAAGATGCCAGGAAGTTTTTTAGTCAATCAGGTGTTAATGATCCTATATTCCCTTTTTCTGGTGATAGTAATCAACTTCCACAAGAAGTATTGGATCGAATTAAGGTTAATAAGCCAGATTGTACCAATCTTTCACCTATATCAGTAACAACAGGTCAAACTATTATTACTGCTGATCCATGTAAAGATAATTTCTTTGATAAAACTTCATCTGCTTTAGAGAATCTTTTTGATAAAGTTACAAAAATAGATGGTGCTCCTTTTAATATATCACAGGAGATGAAAAAAGTTACTGGAATGATAGGTAACGCATCAAAGACCTTTGTAAGTCAAATTGCAGGTACTCTTTCTGAAACTTTGGCAAAATGGATTAATGTAGGAATGAAGGCTATTCAGAGATTGCCAGAGACTATTCTTCCATATCCAGCAAAACTTGCTACTCAACTTAGTATGTTAGGTCCAATTGGATCTCTTTTTGAGGGATTTAAATGTTTGGCATCAAAGGTTACTAAAGCATTAATGGGTACTATTGAAGATATGCTTGTTGGAGCAGTTCAGAATATGCTTAATGTTCCAGTTTGTGCTGTTGAGGAATTTGTAGGTGGAGTAGTTAATAAGGTTGCTAATCTTATTGATTCTGCTGTTTCACCTCTTGTAAATCCAATTAGTAAAATTTTATCAGCACTTCCAATTGGTGGTAGTTCAATTAATATAAGAGATGCGGTTTTTTCAGGTCTTGATACAGTATCAAAGGCTGCTAGTCTTTTAAAATGTGGAGATGGAGATGCTTGTGGTTCAAGTAGTAAGTATAGGATTGATCAAGGTGGAGCAAAGGAACATGGTGCCAAACAGCAACAAAGTTTCATAAACAATGCATTGGCAGGTGGAGCATTAGTTAATGGAGCAACAAATGCGATTGGAGAATTTGAAGAAGCATATGGTAAATGGAATATTTTTGGATCATCGGTTGGGGATTCAGATGGTATGCCACCATGTTATACTGGAAATCCTTTAAAGTGTGGTGCTCCTACAGTTGAGTTTTTTGGAGGTGCTGGTGGAGAAGGTGCTGCTGGTAAAGTTATTCTTGGTAAATTTATTAATAAACTTGATACTGAAAATATTTTTGGTGGTGTTCAACAAACCGCAAGTATTCTGGGTGTAGAAATTACAAAACCAGGTCAAGGATATACTGAAGCACCATTTGTTTCGTTTAATGATAGTTGTAATGATGGATATGGTGCTTATGGAAGAGCAATTATTGATCAGAATATATCATCACCTACTTATGGTCAAGTTACTGGGGTTACTGTTGTTACTGAAGGGGCGGGATATCCAGCAGAAGAATATGAACCTGAAGATTTATATATTGACCAAATAGTTATTGAACAACCTGGTAATGGATATGATCCAAATGATACTTTTGAAGATCCTAATTTAACTCCTATAATTGAGGATGGTAGGATTGTTAGTGTACAGGTTAATCAAGTACCTTATCGTATCTTACCTAAACTAAATATTAAAACTTCTACTGGAATAGGAGCATTTGTTCGACCAATTATGTCAAATGCTAGAAGAGAGCCTCAAGAAGTTATTCAAGTAATTGATTGTTATTCACATTAAATGGCAAACGCAAATCGACATATTGATTCATTTGGTCCAAAGTTAGTCTTTGAGACTTATTCTGAGGAAGCGACCCATCCTGGTCCAGTCAGTTATACTATGACATCAAGTACTGATGATCAACACAAGTATCAGCAGGGACTTTATGAGAGTGGGATGACTCGTGTTTATTCTGATGGATCAATACAAGTTGAATCTGCTGCAAAAAAAGCAATAGGTGGTGCTGGTTATACTATTATTTGTCATAATGGTGATATAATTATTAATGCTAATGGTGATAATGGACATGTTAAAATTAATGGTGCTGATATTACAATTGAAGCTGAAAGAAATTTAACTCTTAAAGGTGATAAAATTCGTATTGGTGGCCCCAACAAATATGCTTGTGATAAAATTGATCTTATAGCAAAACAGATTAATGCAACAGGTGATGAGGGAAATTTAGTCGCTAAATTAATGATGAGTAGTGCTGTAGTGGCTGTTGCAGGTACTTTAATTCCACAGACTAAGATAGCGAGTAAATTTGTTAATTCACAATTAGGACCTATAGTATGAAATTCGAAGGTATAGTAGATCAAACAAAAGAAATTACTGCATGGGATGGAAATGCTGTATTTGAGGATGTTTATATTAGTGGTAATTTATATCATAATACCCCTCAATTTTATCCACCTTCAGTAACAACAGAAGAAAGAGATGCTCTATCTGTTACTGAAGGAGCATTGATTTATAATACCACAAATAAAAGGATAGAACTTTATACTGGAACTTCTTGGACAACACCATCAGGTAGTAATCAAATCATACAGAGTACACAAAGAGTTGAAAATACAAAGAAGACCCTTTCTGCAGTTACAGATTGGACAACAACAACTTATAATCATTCTATAACACCAAAAGAAGCAGGAAGTAAGATTAAAATTTGGGTGAGTAGTTCTATGTACCAAGATGTTGATGACGCAACAGGTGGTGTTTCAATATTCAGAAGTGTGGCAGGAGGTACTTTTACTAACTTATCATCAGCAACATATGGATTTAATCCTTTTTATTGTAATGGATTAGATAGTCCAGTGGATCTTCAACATCCAATTAAAATACAATATATTGATACTCCCACTTATACTGTTGGGCAAACTATTACATATGAAGCATATTACATATCAGATAAAGATCAGAATCAATGGAATGGGACTAGAGACGGTTCTCAGGTCTGGATATTAGAAGAGATCTCTGCTTGACAAACCTGGCTACATATGATATGATGCGTGGATCAAGTGGGAAATCGTATGGACGACGATTGGGTAAATCGTACAGTTATTGATGTATGTAACAGATCTTTTCTTATCATCTCTGATGATGGTGAGGAAAGGTTTATAACATGCGAAACAACTGAAGAATTCATGGATGTGAAGGAAGTAGTTCATAAACTACTTGAACCAGAACGCATAGAATACGCTGGACTTTCTATTCATGAAAAAGCAAAATGAAGCTAAAATCAAACTAAGTTTTGATGGATGTTATAACTATAAAAAATTAAAAAAAGAAGGATTAACTGAAGAAATTATAAAGGATGAGGAGTTTATTCGTATGCATACGGAGGATAATCCTGATGCTCCCTAAATATGGGAGAAGATTTAGTGGGATAAATAGAAACATAGAAATATATTTGGTTGATATTTTCCGATGCCTCTCAATAAGCTAGAGAATTTTATAAAGAATACTGAAGGTCGTATTCTGTATGTAAATCCACATGATCTTGATGCTACTGATAGTATCACTAATCAGGGTAATTCTCTTACCCAACCGTTTAAGACCATTCAAAGAGCACTTCTTGAGTCAGCAAGATTTTCATATCTAAGGGGTAGCGATAACGATATAGTAGAGAAGACAACTATACTTGTATATCCTGGTGAACATTTAGTTGATAACCGTCCAGGGTATGCTATTAAAGCTGATGGTAATCAAGCTAAAGCTGTGTCTCCTTCTGGAGCAGAAACAAATGCTGATGCTACGTTATCTCTTACTTTAACATCTAATTTTGATCTAACACAAGAAGATAATATTCTTTATAAGTTTAATAGTATTTGGGGTGGTGTTGTAGTTCCAAGAGGAACTTCTGTTGTGGGTATGGATCTTAGAAAGACTAAGATTCGTCCGTTATATGTCCCCAACCCTACAGATCCTGATTCAGGGCCTAGTTCTATCTTTAAGATTACTGGTTCTTGCTACTTCTGGCAGTTCTCCATGTTTGATGGCAAGGAGACTGGATTAGTTTACACTAGTAGAAATGACTTCTCGGCAAGTAATCAATCAAAACCAACCTTCTCTCACCATAAATTAACTTGCTTTGAATATGCTGATGGTGTCAATATCCCTGCAGGATATGCGATCACTGATCTTGACATGTATTATAGTAAACTATCAAACGCATTTAATCTTGCGTCTGGTAGAGATATTGATCAGAAGTACCCAATAGATTCTTTAGGATTCTCCAAGCAAAGACCAGAATGGGAAATTGTAGGTGCTTTTGCTTCAGATCCAATTGGTCTTTCAAATGTTATCTCAGGAGATGGAGTAACACCAGGTGCTGTTATTACAGTTACAACATCAACTCCACATAAATTAAATACTGGAACTCCAGTTAAGATTGATAATGTTTCTGTATTAGATTATAATATTTCAACAACAGTTCAGAATGTTCTTAGTGACACTCAATTTACTTATCTACTTCCATATGTAAGAGATAACTTACCTGCTGCTCCTAGTACTTCAGCATCAACAGTAACGATTGAGACTGATACCGTTGCTGGTGCTTCTCCTTATATCTTTAACTGCTCTATGCGTTCAGTATGGGGTATGAATGGTATGAAGGCAGATGGTAGTAAGGCATCTGGTTTCAAATCAATGGTTGTTGCCCAGTTTACTGGTGTATCACTACAAAAAGATGACCGTGCGTTTGTAAAATATAATAAAACTTCTAGATTATATGAAGGTATTGCAATACCAGTAACAAAGGGAGCTAGTTTAGCAGCAAATTCAGCATCACTTAATGCGGGAACTGTATATCATTTAGATTCTGATGCTGTCTATAGATCTAGTTGGGAAACCAGTCATATTAAGATTACTAAGGATGCAATCCTTCAGATTGTTTCTGTGTTTGCTATTGGTTGTAATAAGCATTTTGATATTCAGTCTGGTGCTGATGCTTCAATTACCAACTCTAACTCTAACTTTGGACAAATATCACTTTCTGCTGAAGGATTTAAGGATACATCATTCCTTAAAGATAATAATGCATTTGTAACGAATGTTATTACTCCAAAGGCAATTACCTCAAAGGATTCAAATATTGATTGGATTGCTCTTGACGTAACAAAGACAAAGGCAGTTGGTATTTCAAGTCATCTTTACATATATGGATATGATGATGCGGATGACAAACCACCAACTATCATTCAAGGTTATAGAGTTGGTGCTCAGGTAAATGAAAAGTTATATGTAGATATTAGTACTAGTGTAACTAGTGAAGCAACCATTCAGATGGTTGATAATGTTATTGGTGGAGGAAATGTTGCCGAAGGTACTACTACCAGTGAAAAATCATATCTTGTAACATCTGGACCAACAAATAATGTATTTACTATTGGAACACACCAAATTCAAACTGGTGAGAAGGTAAGAATCTTTAGTAATGATGGTGATCTTCCAGAAAATGTCGAAGCAAATATTGTTTATTATGCTATTCGTCACTCAGCAACAGAAATTAAATTAGCATCAACAAAAACTGGTGCTTCTAATGGAGATGCGATTGCAGTTTATGATGGTACACAACTTAAAATTGTAAGTAGAGTTTCTGATAAAGAATCAGGAGATTTAGGACATCCAATACAATGGGATCCTAATCAAACAAACTGGTATATTCATTCTTCAGCAAATAGTAGTCTCTTTACTTCTATTAATGGATTAAGTATTCCTAAGACTGCTGTATCTTATGTAAAGAGAAAAGAAGATTCAAGATCTTTAGATGAAAAACTTTATAAGTTGCGTGTTGTCATTCCTAAAGAATCATTTAATGCTAAAGATCCTAATGATGGATTTGTTATTCAAGAATCTAGTTCAACAGGAGCAAGAGTAGATACTGATTTTGCACTTACTGGAATTGCTGCTACTGACTATGCTTATAATAAAAATCCAAAATTCATTAGTAGTGCCACAGTAAGTACTAATGTAGTTACTATTACTGGTGAATTACCACACAATTTAGATGTTGGTGATGATGTTGTTATTAAGAATGTAACCAGTAGCACAAACATTACTGGTGCGGCATCATCTGCTTATAATGGTAGATTTAATGTTACAGAGATTGTAGATGATAGTACATTTAGGCATTCAACTACTGATACGGACGGTAATCTCCATATTGTAGGAACCTTCTCAAATGATACAACGGTTAGAGATACCAATCTACCAAGATTTGAAATAAATGATAATAAGGCAAACTATTACATCTATAGAAGTGATGTAATAAGTAAGTACATTTATAATGTACAGGATGGAATATATCACTTATTTGTCTTGAAAGCAGATAATTCAGTTCCAACAGAATTTACTAATCTTAAATATGGTCAGAATGTAGCAGATCTTTATCCACAAATGGATAAGGATAATATTAATGCTAACCCACAGTCTGCTGTTTCATATGCTAAGAGATATCCTCTTGGTGATGTTGATACTAATGATCTTAAAAAGAGTATTACTAGGGAATGTACTGATCAGTTCCTTCAAGATTTTGGTCGTGGTTTAGTAATTACTGGTGTAGATGCCAAGACTGGTGTTACTACAATTACAACTGCTAGACGACATGGTTTAGCAGGTATTACCACTGGTACTATAACAGCAGGTGCTAGTTATACTAATGGAACTTACCAAAATGTTAAGATTCTAAATGGTTCACAGACTGGAACATGGAACGGTGCTACGGCAAGAGTAATTGTTGCTGGTGGTCAAGTTACTGGTGCTGGTATTATTGCTGGTGGTTCTGGATATAGTGCTGGAGCATTATACTTTGATCAGACTGTAATTGGTGCTGGTAATGGAGCAGCAAGATTCAATGTTGTTTCTAATGGAATAACACATATCATTGATGACACAATACAAACAACAGGTATTGGAACAGCAACTGATGGTCTCTTTAGAGTTAAATCAATTCCTTCTCCTACAGAAATTGCCCTTCATACTAGTACTGGTGATCCTGCTATATTTGGTAATCAGTATGCAATTAATGTTGGTCCTACGGTAGCAGTTTCAAATGATAGTTACGATGCTACTACTAAAGTTTCAACCTTTAATTGTGCTAGTGCTCATGGATTAGTATCTGGTAATAAGTTTAGAGTATTAGATACTTCTAATAATAATCTTGGTGACTTCTTTGTAAAAGAAAAGATTGATGTTGATACCTTTACAGCAACCACAAATGCTAATTTAGCAGCAGGACGCATTCTACGTCATGGATTATCTGATGCCAATGCTACTTCGGACTCAACGGCAGAAAATATTGCCGCAAGAGGACTCTATTTCTATGGTGGTAATAGTTTAGTTCTTGGTGCCAATATTACAACTGGTACTGCACTTCAAGTTGCCTTACCTAATGCTGGTATTAGTACTATAAGCAGATTCGAACTGGGTGATTACATTCAGATTGATGAAGAAACTATGAGAATTACAAGTTCTGCACTTAGTGGTTCTGGTAATAATGAGATAACAGTAATACGTGGTTATTTTGGAACTAAGAAAGAGAATCATAGTGCTGGATCACTGATTAAGAAAGTTAATCCAATACCAGTTGAATTTAGAAGACCATCTATTATTCGTGCCTCTGGTCATACATTTGAATACATTGGTTATGGACCAGGTAACTATTCAACAGGTTTACCTCAAGTTCAGGTTAAGACTTTAACTGAAAAAGAAGATTTCCTTGCTCAAGCACAAGAAAGAGCAGCAGGACAGGTTGTTTACACTGGTATGAATAGTGATGGTGATTTCTTCATTGGTAATAAGAGAGTTAGTTCTTCAACAGGTACAGAAACTACATTTGATATTCCTGTTCCAACTGTAACAGGTGAAGATCCATCAAGACTTAGTGTTGTATTTGATGAGGTTGTTGTTAAAGAAAGAATCATTGTTGAAGGTGGTAAATCTGATACAGTACTTTCACAATTTGATGGTCCTGTCACATTTAACAAAGAGATTAAACTCAATGGTGGTGCTATAGTTTATGATGTAATTAAGATTTCTGATACTACACAGTCAGATGATAAAGATAGTGGATGCTTTACAGTTGATGGTGGTATTGGTATTGAGAAAACTGTAAATGTTGGTGAGAATCTTAATGTTAGTGGAATAACAACTACTTCGAAGTTATATGTAACCTCTGGTATATCCACATTTGTTGGTGAGACTCAATTTAAAAATGATGTAAGTTTCCAAACTACTGGAGGAACAACTAAGGTTTGGTTTGATGAATCTGATCCATCACTTAAATTTGTTAATGATGCTACACTTATCTTAGGTGGTAATGAAGATCTTAAGATATGGCATTCAGGTAACCATAGTTACATACAAGATGCTGGTACTGGTGATCTTAAGATTCAGGGATCTCCTAATGTAATGATTGAAAATCTAGGTGGTCAGAATAGTGCTGTATTTAATACTGATGGTGCTGTAGAACTTTATTGGAGAGGTGCTACTGGAGCAGGTAAGAAACTAGAAACTGGTCAAAATGGAGTAGCGATTACTGGTGACCTTACTGTTACTGGTGATATTACCGCATTCCATACATCTGATCAAAAATTGAAGGATAATGTAACACCTATTGAAGATCCTCTTGCTAAAGTTCTTTCAATTAGTGGTAATACATTTAATTGGAATGAGAACTCTGATAAAGAAGGAATATTGGATACAGGTGTAATCGCACAAGAGATTGCGGCACTTGGACTTCCTGGTCTTGCTACGGTAAGAGATGATGGAACTCATGCTGTTAGGTATGAGAAACTAACTGCACTTCTAATTGAAGCAGTTAAAGAATTGTCTTCTAAGGTTGACGATTTACAACAACAGATAAATAACTAAAAATCTCCGATGGCGAATATCAGAAAGACTTTTAATTTTCGTAATGGTGTCCAAGTTGATGATGACGATCTTATTGTAAGAGGTGATCTGGTTGGAATTGGGACGACCATTCCGACAGAGAGATTGGATGTTCGTGGAAATACTAACGTCGTTGGTTTTGTTACTTCTAGCGAACTTTATGTATCAGGTGTATCAACATTCTTTAATACTGTTGATGTTAAGAGTGGAACCATTAAGGTTGGTACTGGAATAACAATTGATGCTACAAGCGGTATTATAACTGCTACTAAGGTTTATGGTGATGGATCAACACTTTCTAACCTTCCAACTTCTCAATGGGTTGATACTGATGTAGGTCTTGGATTTACTTCAATCTATGCAGCAGGTAATGTGGGAGTGGGAACCACAGATCCTAGGCATTCATTGCAGATTGGTGGTAATAATGATCCTGTTAATTTTGTAGGTGGTATTGGATTTAGTTCAGAAGGTAATATTAGAGTAACTGGTGTTTCTACATTTAGTGGAATAGGATCATTTGGTGCTAATTTAGGTGTTGGTAATGACCTTGTTGTTGCTAATCATTCTACACTTGCTGCTGGAGCAACAGTATCGGGACAATTAGATACGGGTAATATTAATTCAACGGGTGTTATAACTGCTACTACCTATGACGGTAATTTAACTGGTACACCAACACTTGGTACGGGTGTTACTGTAACAGCAGCAGGATTACATGTAAGTGGTATTGTAACTGCCGCAAGTTTTGTTGGACCATTAACGGGTAATATAACGGGAAATATAGTTGGAAATATAACGGGTGATATAACGGGTAATGTAACTGGTTCCTTAAATTCTGTTGGAGTTAGTACAATAGTAGATGCTGAGATTACTAATCTTAATGTCAGTGGTGTAACAACTTCACCAACAATTCATTCTGGTAGTGGTGGTACAGGATTTGCTGCTCTATCTACAGGTAAGATTGGTGTAGGAACTGCACTTCCATCTTCAGAGATTCAAGTAAGGAAAGCATCTGGATCTTTAGTAGAAGTTGTTGCTGAAACTGGAGAGTCTAGAATTAGTATTGGACAATCTGTTGGTGTTGGTAGAAGTACAGGAACACTAAGGTTTGGTAATACTACTGGTGGATTTGATGTTATCAACAATGATGTTGGTAATCTTAATATGATCCTTCATGGTGGTATATCAGGTATCAATACTGGTAGATTTGGTTGGGTATATGGACAGACAAATGCTGAATTAATGTCCTTAACCTATGGTGGATCATTAGGTTTAGGTGTTCAGAGTCCTACCAATACCTTACATGTTGTAGGAACATCTACTGTCACAAGTAATGCTTTTGTTGGTGGAGATCTTACCGTAGCAGGAAGTGTAAATGGAACTATTAACTTCCCCGCCATACTAAATGGAACTAATCTTGTCAATGTTTCTGGTATTTCAACCTTTAATAATTTACGTGCTACTAAGATAGGAATTCAACAAGATAATCCAATAACAGATTTAGATTGCTTTGTTGGAACTGGTATATTTGGTGGTGTGGGTATTGGAACTACAAATCCAAAATCAACTTTTGATGTTCGAGGAACAAGTAGTCTTGAAAAGGTTGGTGTTGGAACTACAGGATTATATACAGGGTTACCTGACACAGGAAATGCACAGATTCATGGTACAAGATTGACAGTATGGAATAATGGAATAACTGTTGCTACTAATGATTCCGAATCAAGAATTGGTCTTGGAACTCATCGTCCTCAATGTGCGGTTGACTTCTCTAGAGCAGGAACTGGTGCTATCGGTGCTGCTGGTGGATTCATGATGGTTCCGTTAGTTTCATCAACAGTTAGAGATAATTTCAATATTGCTCCTGCAGGTGGAGCAGTTATATACAATACAACGACTAATAAGTTACAATGTCATAATGGTTCTGGTTGGCAAGATCTGTTCTAACAAATAGGTGTCATAGATATCTTAATTTACCATTTGTTATCGAACCTCTATCTTATTTTGATGAGGTTGGAGATCAATTAGTACATGATTACATATATGATGTAAGTAATTACACAGATTTTGATGCGTGGTTAAATATTTTTGGTTATAATTTATTCATGGGTGAAGTATTCTATACTCCACCTTATGGAAAGATTCCTATTCATACAGATCATTCATCTTACACTAATCATGTAAAGATTAATGTAAGTTGGGGTCCAGAAGAAGGGGTGACACAATGGTGGAAATCTGATATAATACGAAAAGAAAGTACATATAACAATGGTGGTAAACTCATTGGTGAAGTAAATAACATACAACATGTCTGGGCAGATGAGGATAAATGTGAACTTCTTTGTGAAGCAAACACTAATCTTCCCAGTCTGGTTAATGTTGGTATTTTACATGGAACAAACAATCCAACTTCCGAAGGTAGATGGACTTTAAGTTTTATTCCACAAAAAGATGAGCAGTACATTCATTGGGATGATGCCCTAGAAAAATTTAAAGATTATTTGGTATGAAGAAAATTGTTATTGTTGGAGCAGGATCATCAGGATTGATTGCTGCTGCTATGATGAAGAATTATTGGGGTAATGAAGTTGATATTTCAGTATATTATGATAAGAGTAATAAAAATATTGCAGTTGGAGAAAGTACCACTCCAATAATTCGTTTATTATTAACTCACCTTGGACTGAGTACAGGAGAGTTATTTCGTGAATTGAAAAATGGTGCTACCATGAAGTTGGGAATTAATTTTAAGGATTGGATTCCTGGTACTGAATATTTTCATGGATTTGGTCAAGTACCAGTGTTTGATATTACAAATACATCTGCCATCTATTCTATTCCAGAGAAGAAGTTTAATGGTGGAATGAATTATAATGAACCAGACTTTAAAATTCCTGATAAACCGTTTGAGGAATATGATCATGCGTTTCATATTGATACACAAGATTTTTCAGATCTTATTCTTAAGGTGTTAGGTGATACAGTAAACTTTGTTGATACAAAAATTAAGAGTGTACTGTCTGATGGTGAGAATATTATTAGTCTCACAACTGAGGATGATGAGATTATAACTGCAGATTTATTTGTTGATTGTTCTGGTTTTAGTAACTTATTGTTTAAACATCTTAATCCAAAGTGGAATGATATTTCTGATGCTTTACCACTTGATAGAGCAATACCACAGCAGATTCCACATAAGTTTATGAAACTGCCAGCATTTACTGTTGCAGAAGCAACTGACAATGGATGGACTTGGAGAATTCCAATAGGTGATAGGTATGGTACAGGATATGTTTATTCTTCAAGGTTCCTTTCAGATGATGAGGCAAGAGAGAAATATGATGCTTGGTTATTCAAGAATTTCCAGGTACACCTGGATACTGACCGGATCATCCGGTATAAACCTGGGTATTATGAAGAATATTTTATAGGAAATTGTTTAGCAGTTGGACTTTCTAGTGGGTTTATTGAACCATTAGAAGCAACAGGACTACAAATTATTATTCAACAAATTCAAGAGTTTATGACTATAAATTCTACATTAAAGAATTTGGAGTATAATAGAAGAATTTTAAATAAATCACATAGAGCATTATACACTGATGTTTATGATTTTATTTGTCTACATTATAATACTAATAGAACTGACTCTGAATTCTGGAGGTACATGACTGCTAATAAGACAGAGTGGGTTAAAGAATTTGATAATAAATGTAGAGAAGAGTTTTTAGATGTTAGAACTTGCTTCCGTGAGAAAACTTTTTGGAGTATTGATAGTTTTATACAGGTATGTGAAGGACTCAATATGTTTACTACTCAATCAATTCAGAATTTCTTAGAATCTAAACTTGATAAAGCAACGATTGTAGCACAAGCAAAGGAAGATTATCAGTACATAGAAAATCAAAAGAATAACTTTAGAAAGATATCACATAAGAAAGTATTAGACATTATTCATAAATAGAAAAAAGTCTAAAGATTAATGGCGATAACGGTATCAAAAGACGGTTTATATTTTCCCTCTGGTACTAACAATATCAAGTGGAGTCAACTTCGTGATACTTTTAAGAGAAATGCTCCTAGTGAACCTCAAGAGCAGGGTTCTCTTGGTACTATTATTAGTGGTCCTATAAGTGCTTCAGATTTATTAAGGGAAACTGATAGATCAAATACAAATCCATATGTACCTGACTGTACCGAAAATGCTGATATAGGAAGTTCTACTGATTGGAAAGTATCTCAAATGAGAGATTCAATTAAGTATTATTGGGTTACTCTTACTGGTACTAATGATAATTTTGACCTTGATGCTAATCCAAATTGGAATTCAAACATAGACAAAACTATTGTAAAGAGAATTTATATTGAAGGAGATTGTGGAACAGATTGGTATCTTGGTAATGCTGCTCGTCTTAGTGTAAGATCATGCAATTTTACCATTGATGTTGAAAGTGGTGGATCTATACTTGCTGCTGGAGGTACAGGAGGTAATCCTAATGGTGGAAATGGTGGAAATGCCTTACAAATTGATAATCATGCCCATGAAAATGTTAGAGTATGGGTAAGAAGTGGTGGTCAGATTTATGGTGGTGGTGGAGGAGGTGGAAAAGGTAATACTGGTGGTACTGGATGTAGTGGAACTTGTTGGGATTATGAATATAAGACTGTAGGTAGTGGTTGTAACTACTGTGGAGACTGTGGATCAGGATGGGAAAGATATGGTGGATGTGCACAAGGTGGTTTATGTAATTGTTTCTCAAGTTGGGGTTGGACCAGTTGTAGTGGTAGGTATCGATCTGACGCACAATGTCGTAGGAAAGTATATACTACCATAGCAGGTGGTTCAGGAGGTGCTGGAGGTAATGGTGGACCTGGAAGAGGACATAATTATGGTGGTTCATTAGGTGGTGCTTCTGGTTCTGCTGGAGCAGGATGGGGAGGATGTAGTGGATATGATGGAACTGGATCTAATGGTTGTCAAGGTGATACGGGACAAACTGGAGGCAATGGTGGAGATTGGGGTCAGAATGGTTCTCCTGGTGGATTGGGAAATGGTGGTAATGCTGGAAGAGCAATAGCAGGTGGTTCTTATTCAGTAGTTGGAACTATTAATAGTAACACTATTAAAGGATTGTATAATCCGTAGTATATAAAACAGAGTGATTTTATTATGCCTAAGTATCCATCATTATCAAAACAAAGTAGAAATGTAATAAGGTCTTTGAAGTTTGGTATATACCGTCAAGGAACAAGAGCGATTTCGATATTTGATTCAGACGCAAGAGAGCAACTAAGAGCAATATCAACTGATGAAACTTATAATAAAAGAATTGCTATCTGTGTTGAATGTGATAAGTATGATGAAGGAGATCATAGATGTCTGGAGTGTGGTTGTTATTTAAATGCTAAAGCAAGATTTGGTCATGAAAGTTGTCCTATAGGTAAATGGGGACCTGGTGAATTTAAAGATTGAAATTTCATTTCTTATACATATCTTTGTATGGTTTGTACGGGATATTCTAGAGTGCCTTAAAGACCCGTTTGGAAAAACCAATAAAAAGAGGGAACTCACGACCCTCTTTTTTTGTGCTATAATATAGCATTAGGATCGCTTCTATTGGGTGTAACACACTATTCAGTACAATTCGTAAACTGTCACAAACAAGCACCATAGAGCAGTAAATAGGGTATAATACATGTATGGAAGGGATATGTGGTTCCTATGCCCCGATTAAGTTTGGGGGTTCAGGTGTAAGCGATTCCCATAGGGGAAATTTGGGCAGCATGGGTGAAACCCAGATCATTGCCCCGTTCTCTCAAACAAGAAGCAAGGACATGATGAAAGATTAA